CTATAATTATAGACCATGGCCCTGGTACGGCGGAGAGACTCACAGAGAGAATGGGAATGGTCCGGGAACTGTTCTACTTCACGGACCAGATCGGAATTGAACGGATTTTCTACAAGTTTCTCAGATTTCTTTTCCTTCTCTGAAGGAGAGACAACATACTCATAATACTGAACCCTGGTAACACCAGATGGAAATTTCGTGACCTTAAGATTATACATAATACCCCCCGATATATGTAAAAGGTGAAATTGTAAGGTAAAAACGCTTAAGTGTTGCTACTGTCAAGTAAGAGCGGACGGCCGGAGAGGAGAAGGCCGAAACGGCCAGTTATCCACATTCTCCAGGACGCTCCGCCCGGCGGCCACCTGCGTGGCCCGCGCTGGCTGCGCTATCTGCGTTTCACAGACCGCAGGAAATCCTTTTTTGTTTCCAGATAAGACCGAATCCCTTTATCCTCATAATCTGGAAGTTTTACAGCATCGTAAGGCTCCAGCTGCGGCGGGTCAAAGGACTTAAAGTATTTCACGTACTTTGGTATATACGTGATCTTCACGGAGCCGGAGAGGGCAAAGAGAAGGGAATCAATGTTATAATCATCCACGATCTTGCTTTCTCCCTGGGCGGATTTATCAGCGTGCACAACGGTGATCTTTTTCGTGACCCTGCGAGCAATGGAAAAGCAGTTGAAAAGGTTCTGGACAATATACAGATGATCGGTCAGATCCCGGATCTTCTTGTCCACGTCAAAGGACTGGGAGAAGAGATAGACCACGTTCCGATACTGGCGCTGGTACTTAAAATAGACCTTTACGTGTTCCGGAAAAGATTTAAAATTCCGGTTATCCCAGATAAGACCGACCTCATCGACCAGGATCAAGGAGTCCGGCGGGAACTGACGTTTCCCGAAATCTTTAATATCATACAGATAACAGCCAGGGATCTCGCGGTCACAGTATACGCGCCATCCCTTTTTCTGGTACTGTAAAGCCAGCTTCGTCATGAGTGTGGTCTTACCGGATCCCTTTTTTCCAAAGACCATATAGAGCTTGTAGGGATTCCGGTATTTCATGATGTGCCAGATGATAAAGATAAAAGCGGCAAAGGCCAGAAGCTCCAAAACTATAATAAATCCCATATAAGCCTCCTCAGGATCCCGACAAGACCGATCGCGATCAGACAGAGTGTAAATACGATCATGACCGGATTATTCTGGAAATCCAGGTGCGAAGGATCCAGCGGGAAAACGATCACAGCAAACAAAAGGTCTAAAAAGTCAGTCATAAGGCACCTCCGGGATCCGGGGCCGGAGCCCCGGACAGATTAGACCGAGTGGAACACCCGGATAAAAAAGGATACGATAGCCCCGATAAAGAACAGGGACATGGATAAAAGCAGGATCGGCTGGTCCAGGATCCAGGTCAGTAAAAGTCCGATCTCCTTCCAGAACCAGGCTGCCACGGTGGTAAACGCAGTTAATAACTCTGTCATATCTTACACCTCCTATACGGAATGGAACACGCGGATGAAGAAGGAAACGATAGCTCCCACAAAGAATAAGGACATGGAAATCAGTAAGATCGGCTGCTTTAAGATAAAAGCCAGTAAAAGCCCGATCTCCGACCAGAACCAGGCCGCCACCTCTGTAAAGTTACCTAACAATGCTGCCATAACATACACCTCACTTTCTAAACAGAATGGAATACACGGATGAAGAAGGAAACAATAGCCCCCACAAAGAATAAGGACATGGAGAGCAGTAAGATCGGCTGACCCAGGATCCAGGTAAGCAGCTTCCCGATCTCAGCCCAGAACCAGGCTGCCACGGAGGTAAACTCCTTAAGGAGCGTGGTCATGGGAGGAGTTGTCCCTTCCCCGGACGCATACGCCTGGAAGGGAAGCGCAAGGACAGCCAGGGACGTGGATCCGGCCAGGGCATACCGCTTTTCATACAGTTTACGGAGCATAAAAACACCGCCTTTCTAAAAAATACTTTTAAAGATATTTACAACCTTACGGGCCAGCGGGATCCCGATCACACAGACACCAACCCAGCCGGAAGCCCAGACAATGCGCGCAAGGGATGTAACATTTTCAAAGAGCCAGTCCAATATGGGAGTCAGATCTGAGAACACAGCATCAACCTCCGATCAAAGTACGCAGCGTATAAAAGATTGCATCACAGAGCCATAAGAAAGCCACAAAAGACATAACATACAGTAAAGGCTCAAACTGTACAGGAACAGCACCGAAAAGAGCAACCACTTTTTCGACAAACAAGAAAACACCTCCTAACGTGCGGAACGCTTCCAGAGACAGATCAGACAGCAACCAACCAGGAATATAAGGACGTATTGTAAAAGATCACCGCTTTTATACTGGTGGAACGAATCCCGGACCAGGACCCGGACATAATGCGTTGAATAACTGAGCCGGTCATAATCCGACCAGTAATAGTCCCGGACATAGTTGGGGCTGCCGTAGTCATGATTGACAGAAAAGTTATTCCCCAGGCAGGGCGCCAGGTAAAGGATCTCACCAGTATCCGCAAAGGGATCGAAGGATCCCGTGAACAGGCGGCCCGTGATCTGGGATCCGGAGACATTCCAGAGATATCCGTCCGGATCGACCATCAGGGAAGATTCTGAATCAGAAGGTAACAGGAGCGTATAATCAGTACCGTTAACAGTAACATCATAATATACGCAATTAACGTAAGACGGCGGAGCCACCGGTTCACCCGGGCCGGCATAAAGCATAGGAAAGATCTTACCGTCAGACGTACCCCCACTAACTTCCGGTTCAGACGGTTCCAGAGACTCCGCAGCCTGCCCGAGAGCATCGCTGGGAGTAGATACCAGATCCGCAAAAGTAACAAACCGGAAAGGAACAAGGACATTAAAAACAACCAGTAATAAATAGCATATTCCACGCATGGGACCCCCTTATTCTTTATGTTTATTTACCGGACGTGGAGGACGGGCCACCGAAGCCGGATTTTGCCGCCGGAAGGAGATAACCAGACAGGAGATAAAGACAGAAACCACCAGGATCCCGACTAAAAAATCCCCAAAGGAATATCCGCCAAGATCAAGACCAAACCAGCAGCCAACTGTTTTTTGCAAAATGGCAAGGCAGAAATCTATAAATTCTCTCATAATCAACCCCCTTTATTTAAGATCTGGAAGATCACAGCGATAGAAACCGGGACAACCACAAAACCAACCAGCCAGGGCGGGAGATAGGCCAGACAGGCAAAGAGCCAGGTCACCGCCCGGACCATGGAAAGAAGGATCTCAACCAGGAGCCCGAACATATTGACCACAAAATTTACAATAGTGGAGATAAACGCTGCGATCCCTTCAAAAAAGCTAAACATCACGCACCCCCTTTAAACCGATAGTATCCAATGAATACCAGGGCAATCGTGAGAGTGAGAGAGAAGCTGACCGGGATATTGAGACCTTGCAGGCCGTTATAGATACCAGTAAGGAAATAACTGATATCCGAAAGAGGACCCGTATACTTTTCAAAAGGATTATCAAATTCGAACTTGCCTATCTTATCCTTTGCATCACTGATAAGCTGATCCTCAACCTTCTCATACTCTGTGATCGCACCATCAAGCTTTCCTTTATCACCCAGGATCCCGGAGTTATCATAGCCATTTTCCAAATGATCCGTATTCTTATCATCATTGGTGATCTGGCTATTAATGCTGGACTGGATCTGACCAGTGATCTTTGATGCAGCGCTTGAGATCGCAGACTTTAATTCATCCAGATCCACATTGACATTGATATCCATATCCTTGATGGCCTGGAGGATCTGATCCAGCTTCGCCATCGTTGGGACATGGATCAGATTATAAAGCTGGTCCCAGAAGGCATAGAGCTGATTGGAGATATGGAGGATGATGTTGTCAATGCCCTTTATAATAAGGTCCTGGGATTGAGAAACATACTCCATGGTCTGGTTAAGCTGACCAATACCAGTATTGATATCACCGATGCCGGATCCGATGTTATTAAGGCTATCAGAAACGCCGGATTGATAGTCCTGTTGGGAGACCGTGGGACCCGCAGTTTCAGTACCAGGTTCCGCGACAGGAACAAAACGGACAGAGAGCCATCCAGCTAAATTACGGAGTGTTGTTTGATCATTAAAGGCCAAAAGGCAACGCGCCATATTATAAGATGATCGTATTGATAACGAATCCCAACAAGCATAAGAATCACCATGAGCAAATCTACGTGAATTTGGAGCAATTTCACTCGTTTTTAAAATTGAGTTACCATATTGATAAGTAGATGAAAAATAACTAACTAAAGAGGCTTCAAAGGAAATATCACTTGAAAAATCAATTTCAAGCTTATAATTACCAGGAGGAGTAGGAAGAGAATGAGTAACACCGAAATATAAATTAGCAATACATTCATCCGCAGACAATTTATCAATAAAACTAAAACGATAACCATCTTTTGTGAGCGTAGCCGTAGTACCAGCAGAGCGTTTCCATTTTTTTGTATGTACATCACGTATATCAAAAGAAATATAAAGTTGTTTTGCGGTCAAGGTATTTTCAACGCTTGCGATAGAAGAATAAGCATCCAGCCGATCCGAGAACGGATCACCCAGAACCGCATTGGATCCGGATGCCACATCAGCCAGGGCAGAAAAAGGAAGAGACACAACAAGTAAGAGTGAAAGAAGAAGCGCAAAAATATGTTTTTTCATGTTGAATCCCTCCAAATAAAAAAATCAGCCTATGGAGACCATAAGCCGATTTTTATACATTTCTTATTCATCATTTTCCAACTATTCGTTAAAGAAGGCTTTCGCGCATAGTTATGGAGCACTCTGCAGCCCGACTTTCTCCCGCCTTTTTCTGCCTTCAGCCGTCTCTCTCCATACTCCTGCCTTCCATATCTATTTAACAAGCAAAGGCAGATAATATTCCACAAACAGATAAACGACTGTGAGCACGATCCCGACAACCAGTACCCGGTTCATTACTTTTCTCATAACAATCTTCCTTTCTTTTTCCTTATTATGTATAGACAGCGCCAGAGCCATTAAAGGTACGGCATAATACGCCCATTCTGTATCATAGGCGTTCATGTTTTTGATTATAGCACATTCATGATCCATGCTACAAGGAATTCTTGCATTATCCCTGTGGTTCTGGTATGATGGTCCATGGGCACAACTATTCGTGAAATACGTTTCCAATGGAACTTGCCCTTTTAATATAATTATTACAGATAATTGAGAGGATCAACAATTTATGAAATTACAGCGACTTTTAAGCCTTGTACGAAAGGCAGTGGATGATTACCAGATGATCTCCGCTGGAGACCGCATCGCTATTGGGATCTCCGGCGGAAAGGACAGCTTGGCACTGCTCTTCGCTCTCCATGAGCTCCAGCGTTTTTACCCGGTCCCATTCGAGCTCTGTGCATTTACTGTGGACCTTGGTTTTGGAATCCAGGATTTTAATGCCATACAGGCCCTCTGCGACGATTTTTCCATCCCCTATACAGTTATTTCCACGGATATTGCAAAAATCGTTTTCGAGACCCGCAGAGAATCCAATCCATGCTCTCTCTGCGCAAAAATGCGGAAAGGTGCCTTAAACCAGCAGGCCAGATCCTGCGGCTGCAATAAAGTGGCATACGCCCATCACAGGGATGATATTATAGAAACCATGATGCTTTCACTGATCTATGAGGGACGCTTCTATACCTTCTCTCCCCGGACCTATCTGGACCGGATGGATCTGACTGTGATCCGCCCCATGATGTACGTCAGCGAAGCAGATGTCATTGGATTCAAAAATAAATACCAGCTTCCAGTCTGCAAAAATCCATGTCCGGTGGA